AGTGGGATTTTAAATACCGCCCTAGTCGTTTGGCAGTAATACTGGGGTGGGTTACTACCAACGTTGGTGGCCCAAACATAGCACTACGCAAACAAATTATTGCTGAGCAACAGCGCCTGGGATTTAAAACCATGTGCATTGACGCAAGTTGCTTTAAATATCTTGATGATACTGGTACGTATCTCAGATATAGTTTAGGCGGCCCGTTTTATGATCGTGCTGAGTATGCAAACAAAGATAGCGGACCCGAGAAGTGGCAAGAAATTAGTCAACAATTGTCACTGCAAGTAACTCCACCACAGGCCAACAACGGCCATATACTGATATGTATGCAACGCAATGGTGGGTTTTCAATGAAGTCTTTAAATCCAATCACATGGTTAGATGCAAAAATTAAAGAAATACGACTTCATACATCAAGAGCAATTGTTATACGCCCACATCCAAATGCCTATGAGATGAAGGACTTTAAACAGTATGCATTGTCACACTATAGAAAACAATGGAATGTAACTCTAATAGATCCCAAGCATAGTAGACTAACTGATAATTTAGTCAGAGCTCATTCAGTTGTATTGTTCAACAGTTCAGCAAGCGTGGCAGCAGTATGTGCTGGCATACCTGTGTTTGCTGATGATTCAAGTTGTGTAAGTTGGAACGTGGCAAACAAAAATGTGTCCAGTATTGAATCACCAGAAACATTTGATCGGCAACAATGGATACAAGACCTAGCAGCCGCACACTGGAGCGACGAGGATGCCCGAACTGGTAAGATATATCAAAAGTTTATGCCTTTTCTACAATGATATCGTAGTTGTGGCCTTTGACCCACGCCCACTTGTCAGTTTTATCAAATTCGCTAATTTCTTCCCAAACAATACGAACACCCATTTCTGCTTCCACTTTGTGTCTCCACCACTCGGGTAATTCCACAATCAAATGAGCGTTGCGGCCGTCGGGCAGTTTCTTTTTGGCAGGGTAACAGGCAATTCTAAAAAACCCACAACGTTCGATCTTGCTGCCAATCATGTGTAGGGTCTTGTCAAGATGCACTGGTTCAACATGTTCTAATGCATCAGTGCTGACCACAGCATCAAATGTTCTGTCAGGCAACTCTGCAAAGTCAGGATTTCCAGGGTCATACCCTTGAGTAAGCATAGCAGGATGAAACTCATTAATGCCAGCAATTAATGCTCCTTTGCCACATCCAAAGTCTAATAGACTTGTGGGTTGGTATTGATTGATAAATTTTTCTACAATCTTGTATGCCTTGGCTCCGTTGTTGAACTTGCCCCTGGCATGCATGCGGTTTAGTTGTTTTTGATATGCTTTGTCTATTAGTGTCATATTATTTCCATCCCATGACCCAGTCATCTTTGACTTGGTCTAGTTTGTGCATTCCAAACGATTCTAACAATCCAATGGCTGCAAATTGCCCGTAATCCTTTGAGTACATGTCGTGTGGTTTTTGTTCTACTACAACCACAGGCCGCCATTGCCGGATAGTTTGTTCCGCGCCTTGTATCACTCGATACTCAAATCCTTCGCAATCCATTTTAATGTAGTCTACATTGTCAATGTACAAGTTGTCTAGTTTGACCACAGTAGTATCGCCTGACCCGATACTGGCAGGATCTATGTGAGTGTGTCCAGTATTGCCTTCAGTTATGTTCATACGTGCTGTGGTGTCTTGATCACCCAAGGCCATGGGACTGATAAAAAAGTTTTTACCAGAAACATTCTTTTGCAAACACTCTCTAAATAGCGGTACTGGCTCGAACGCAATCACACGCTCAAACTTTGACACCAGTGAACGACTCCATAGCCCTACGTTGGCGCCAATGTCTATGCCAGTTCTAAACTGACTGACATAGGTCAAACTCTTGTTGCGCACTTGATACTGATATTCAGCAGGTCCTCCCTTGCTGATACTCTTGTTGAGCATTTGTGGGAAGTGTGTTTCCGTATCCGGGAACCACCATCCATGGCTTTCATACATTGTAAGTCTCCTGTAATATTCTAAGGGCAGTTCCATTTGCTAGCTCAGTGTTAGAGAACTGGCAGTAAGCAAGATGCGACAGCCATGTTTCAATTTGATTTCTGTCTGGGTACCAAGGAGTGTCTATTTTAGCAAGATCAGTGTTGGACACTGGCAATGCCGCATTAGTTGATGCCAGCACAAAAGCTGGTACTCCGGCTAATATACTTTCTGTGGCCGCAATTGAATTAAATGTAACCAAGGCATGAACATCAGCTAGTGCTGATTCTAAATCGTTGGCTACACGAGTTTGTCGACTGGGATTTCTTTGTCTAATTTCAACAGGACGATCAGTGTGTTGTTTTATTGTTTCAACAGTGGTGTGTAACCATTCATCCAGTTTGATATTGTAAAATATGCAAGGCTTCTCATCTGGCGCAGCAATTAGAATTTTTCGACCATTCTTTTTTGGTGCCATTGGACTCAGCCCAAGTTGGTGATATCGATCTGGCGGGCGGTTGATTATGGTGTTGTGTTGTAAATTATTTGGTACAATTCTATGCCAAATTTTATCACCACGTGGATTCTTGACGTAGCGGCGATTACCAAGATAGCCTGAGTCTATGTACAAGAACTCGCGTTTATCTTGCCAGCACTGTTTGATAATTTTGTGTTTCATAATGCCGCGAATCACCAACGGATCCCGGCTGCTGTTATAATCCCAGGTCTCTAATTCAGTGGGAGCAGAGCCACAACCACGAGCAAACATTTCTATGTACTCATCGTTGTTGTTTTTGTTGAGAAAAATCCAATTCATTGCCAGTATGCTTCTGTTCTTGCGACTTTGAGATCACTAGCGGGGCTACGACCTGTGTTCTTTCTAGCACCTTTTAAATGATCTAACCAGGCTCCCCATGCAGAATTAATCAACGGATGCCCTTCTCCCGTGATCAAGTGGCTGGACCAATCTGATTCTATCAACGTACTACTACGACGCACAGCATCAAATACAAATGAGTCGTGCCACTCGTCTAGTTTAAATATGCCATTATCTGCATCATCGTACGATTGCTGAAACTTGTTTAGAAACAATTTGGTAGCAGGACTATCCAAGTTCATGGCATACAATCCACACTCGCTGAACTTTCCACGACGTCCCAAGAAACATAGATCTGTTTGTTCTGGACATAACCTAGCAATATCTCCTGTGGTAATTGGGCTATGGCATATGGTATCTGCATCCATCCATAACAACCATGTAGACGTAGCAGTTTTAGCACAATGGAATACAGCATACACCTTGTGAGCAAATCTCACAGCGTCCCATTTAAACCCTTTGCCCGCATCTTTGCGTTTGCTTCTTACTGGATCTTGACTGACATTACCATTAGCTTTGGGCACACCTTGCCACTTGTGTTTAAACGCAACCAATTCAGGGCTAGACGTTTCCAGATCACGTACAATCAAGTTGGGTGCTGATTCACTTACTATGCATTTTTCAGCATACACAACCAATTGCACCTCAGCAGGCCAGTTTTGCAAAAAAGTTTGTATCATTCGCTGGCCGTATTTCTCATACCCAGCGGCGTTAAAAGTGGTACATACAGTATAATTCATCAAAAATACTTATGATTAAAAACATAGCATATTATCCTTTACAACGTGCCCTGAATGGTGGCCCTCCTATGAATGCCATGCTTAGTGCTTTGCGCAAGGCCGGTATAGAACCGCAAGAGCGTGGCCAAGATTCAGATGCACTATTAATATGGTCAGCATTGTGGTCCGGTAGAATGGCGGCCAATGAGAACATCTATAGACACTACAGATCACAAGGCAAGCCAGTGATCATCATTGACATTGGTGCGTTAAATCGAGGCACCACATGGAAGGTTGCTGTGAACAACATTAATTCTCACGGATATTACGGACACCTAGATAATTTAGATTGGGACCGTCCGGGCAAGATGCATTTAAAACTACGCATGCCTACAAATTCAAAGTCTCACATTGTGATTGCGGCACAGCACACACAAAGTGAACAAATAGCAAATGTTAACCTTGATCAATGGATACGATTGCAAATAGAAACATTGAGAAATAATACAGATAGACCCATACATGTTAGACCACATCCTAGATGCAGTCTTAACACAGCAGGGCTAACAGGAGTCAAAATTGAATCACCTAACCGAGTATCCAACACATACGACAGTTTTGATTTGGGTCTAGATTGTCATGCTATTGTTAACTATAATTCTGGACCAGGCATACAGGCAGCCATATCAGGTGCTAGACCCATTGTAGATTTTACCAGCTTGGCCTATCCTGTAGGAGTTGACATTGCTGACATAGAACAACCGTATGACCTAGATAGACAATTGTGGCTTACTCAAATCAGCCACACTGAATATACTGTACCAGAATTAGAACAAGGCTTATGGCTAAAAAGAATAGAATCAGCACTGGTGTAACTGATTGTGCCTGTGTGATACACAGCACCGGATACGACTGGACCTATGTTGAACGGTTGTACAACATGTTGGAACGTAACTTACCCGGGGGACTGCGGTTTCATGTTTACACCGAACATGACCGTAGTGTGCCTCCTTACATGATCAAACATATATTACAAGACTGGCCAGGTATTGCAGGACCAAAAAAATCATGGTGGCATAAACTGCAGGTGTTTAATCCAGAACATCACGAAGGCAATTTGCTTTACTTTGATCTTGACACAATTGTTGTGCGTGATGTAAGTTGGATTACTCAATTAGACCCCAACTATCTCTGGGGCATTAGAGATTTTAGACATTTACAAAATCCCAAAATTAACACATTGAATTCTAGTGTGATGTGGTGGAATGTCAAACATCATGCATGGATATGGGAAAAGTTTAAAAATAATGACATTGCCAAACTGTCAAGACAGTACCCGGGAGATCAAGACTACCTATATGCCGCACTTGGCCACAACAGAATTCGTTACTTTGATGACGCACAGTTAAAAAGTTGGCGGTGGCAATGCTTTGATGGCGGCTACGACTTTCAGTATAGAAAGCACAGAGCACCTGGCCAGGGCACACTTATTGACGGTAATACTTCTGTTTTAGTATTTCATGGCAACCCCAAACCCCACAAAATTAACGATAAAGTAGTACAAGACCTTTGGAAGTAAACGGTTGACCGATAAATCCCATTTTGCTACAATAGAAGTATTGTAAGAAATAAGGAGTCCAAAATGGGTTACAAGGTTGTTGACACTACAGACATGATGCGTACCAAGTACGAGCCACGTAAAGGCCTTGAAGGCCCGTTTAACTTCTCTGGTCAAGTGTTGTATTATGACAACAAAGAGGGTGCCTACTACGATCCCACTACAGATTTCTACGTTTCCAAAGAGGAAATGGACATTATCAACCAGCGTTTTTACGAAGTGCTTAAAAAATAAGCAGTTTTGTTGTAAAAAAGCTACATTTTACCATTTGACCATTAAATCCCAAACTGCTATAATACTTGTATAGTAATTAAAAAGGAGCCAAAGATGCAAAACTGGACTGACAAGATCATCCACTGGAATCAACTGCCCGGTACAGAAGTCAAACGTCTGTTAGCTACCTGGGGCAAGACTCCAGCAGAGATTGCCAAGTATGACAAGAAGCATGGCATTGTCAATGCCGCACCTAAGTCGGTAGCACCAATGCCCGCGGCAGTGCCTGCCAAAGCAGAAAAGCCCACAAAGGCACCTGCTAAGACAGTGGCCAAGCCCACCGCTCGCCAAAAGCACACAGGTGCAGACGGCGAGATCAAGTTTGTAGCACACAGAAATCTCTATGTGGGATTCCTAGGTGGCAAGGTAGTGGTAACCAAACGCACCGTAGATGCCTGCCGCGCCGTGTTGCTCGAACAGTTCGGAATTGAGGCTGTCAAGGTTGACGCTTAATTCGACTTCTGCTATAATTTAATTTTAACGCACAACAAGGAGCCAACCATGAGTGCCATTCGTATTATTAAGGGCGAGTATCGTAACAAGCCCGTCTGCAATATTGCTTTTACTTTAGTGTCAGGCTACGCCTCTGGCGCCAAAGGCAATTATGTTACTGTCAAAAATGATGGTAACTTTCCCAACTGCCCAGATACCGTGCGTATCAAGGTAGATTCCATCCAAAATTTTGAATATGTAACAGGAGATGCCGTGCAAGACAATACAGTACATTTTGAGAAGCCCACAGTAGTTGAGACAGATGACGAGGCCATGGATCGTATCCGTGAGCGTTTTGACATCTTGCACGAGATGACAAAGGCCACAGTAACAGGCGACATCCGTGCTATGATTGTGAGCGGCCCTCCGGGTGTGGGCAAGAGCTACGGCGTCGAGACAGAGATTGAGAAAGCCTGCTTGTTTGACAAGTTGGCAGGCAAGCGACTCCGTGCAGAGGTAGTTAAAGGCAGTGCCACTCCTATTGGCCTGTACCAAACCCTGTACAAATACAGTGACGCCAACAGTGTAGTCGTGTTTGATGACTGTGACAGCATCTTGTTAGATGACGTTGCTCTTAACTTGCTCAAGGGTGCCTTGGACTCAGGCAAGAAACGTGTCATTAGCTGGCTGTCAGAGAGCAGTGCCTTGCGCCGTGAGGGCATCCCAGACCGTTTTGAGTTTAAAGGTAGCGTTATCTTTATCACAAATTTGAAGTTTGACAAGATGAAGTCTCAAAAATTGCGGGACCACTTGGATGCCTTGCAGTCACGTTGTCACTATCTGGACTTGACCTTGGACACCATGCGTGACAAGTTGTTGCGTATCAAACAGATTGCCAAAGATGGCGTGTTGTTTGCAGACTACGACTTTAATGAGTATGCACAAGATGACATTATTGACTTTATGCATGCCAACAAAGAACGCCTGCGTGAGGTATCCTTGCGAATGGCGCTCAAGATTGCAGACTTACGCAAGAGCTTTCCCAACAACTGGAAGCGCATGTCAGAGACAACATGTATGAAGAGTGCCTAATTATGTATAAAATTTATGATGGTGACTTATTCCTATTTGCTGTGGATACCCAGTATGAGGCAGACGAACAGGAGCAACAGGGTTTTCGAGTAGTAGTTGGTTAGTTCATTTTGTTTCCTTTTTCCTGGGCATTGGTTGGCTCCGGCCCAGGCTTTATGGCAGGTACCCTTAAAAAAGGTACCTGTCTTTTTGACTTTTTGCAGTGATAAGTATATACTGTTATTATGCCTCAACACTTGCTCATTGAGTTAGGCCATGACTCTGACCTCACACTACAATTCCGGTTACTAGACAATCCCATAACTCAGTTGTGGCTAGAGCGGATGCGTCAGCGTGACCAATGGCCTTTGGATCATCCAGATAGATTTTATGGGTTTGGCACACCTGCAGAAGAAACTGCCCGTGCCATTGCCTCGATTGAACAATGTATCGAAACCATAAACTCCTATGAGTACATCATACGTCGCAAGTTTACATTTGATCAAAATTGTTTAAACTACATGCACAACATTTTTGAACAGTATCACGGATTGTTAGATCAACAAAACACAAGATTCTGGCATAGTGCGCCAGTACCGGTTCAAGAAGCTTTGGCTAATTTAAACTTGGCTGTACATCGTTGTGAAGGCATACTAGGAACCAACCCGCATAGATTTGTATGCACATGGTATGGCATGCCCAAGACGCATCAACTTAGCACAACACTACAACGGCAACACGGAACCATGCGTATCAAGTTTGGTACTGTGTATTTGAACTATGCTGAGATAGGCAAAACTGTAGAGGACCTTGCACATGATAATGACCAATACATTGGCGATGATGCGTTTTGTCCGTTTGATCACTACAGTGCCGATTTCAATGTGGCATTTTACGATAGAGACCTAGAAACCAAATTGTCCAGCATGGCAAAATACGTTCAGGCACATCAAGACTTTTTCCTTGCTCGCGACATAGAAAACGTGTATAATACAAGAGCACTACCGCTACGCTTTCCACTGGCAGAACTAGAAGAGACTGTGTCTCGTAGCACCTTGCTAAAAGAGATTGCCCGCCGCCAGCACGTAAACAGAGTAACTATAGAATGAAACAATGCACAATACAAATACGTGACGAAGTCAATATCAAACTAGAAGGGCTTGATTTGGATGTGCGTAAAAAACTGGTTAATACTTTTAAGTACGAGAATCCGGCAGCAAGGTATTTGCCTGCTGTGAGACTTGGGAGGTGGGATGGCAAGATTGCCTACTTCCAACTTGGTGGTAGCACATACACCAATCTGTTGCCTGAGATTATTCCTATCTTAGAACAGTACAACTACGACATTGAACTAGATGACCAGCGCGAGTATTCAACTACATTTGAGTTTGCGTTGATGAAGGAAGATACATTTTCTGGCACACTATGGCCCAAAGGACACCCACAAGAGGGTGAACCCATTGTGTTGCGAGATTACCAAGTAGAGATCATCAACAACTACTTGCAGAATCCGCAATGCATACAAGAAGTGGCCACAGGTGCAGGCAAGACTATCATGACAGCAGCCTTGAGTTGGAACGTACAACCTTATGGTAGATCAATTGTAATTGTGCCCAACAAGAGCTTGGTAACACAAACAGAAAAAGACTATGTTAACTTGGGGCTGGATGTTGGTGTGTATTTTGGTGATAGGAAAGACTACGGCAAGACACATACTATCTGTACTTGGCAAAGTCTAAATAACCTGCTTAAAGATTCAAAAGAAGGCACAGCAAAATTTACCATACAGGACTTCATGGAAGATGTGGTGTGTGTTATTGTGGATGAAGTACACATGGCCAAAGCAGATGCACTCAAAACCTTGCTAACAGGCATCATGGCTAGAGTGCCAATTCGTTGGGGCCTGACCGGAACCATACCCAAAGAGAAGTTTGAGAGCCAGGCATTACTAGTTGGTCTTGGCCCTGTTGTTAGTAAACTCAGTGCAAGTGAACTACAGGATCGTGGTGTGCTGGCGCAGTGTCATGTTAACATTGTGCAGTTGGTGGATCATGTGGAATACTCAAACTATCAAAGTGAGCTTAAATACCTGCTGGAAGAATCGGGTAGATTGGATACCATGGCAGACCTTGTGCGCAGGGTTAACGAAACAGGCAACACACTTGTGTTAGTAGACAGAACAGAATGTGGCAGGCAATTGGTAGAACGACTGGGCGACGGTGCTGTGTTTGTGAGTGGCGCAACCAAAGCAAAAGCCAGACAAGATGAATATGACGAAGTGGCCGAAGCAACAGGCAAAATCATTGTGGCCACATATGGCGTGGCTGCTGTGGGTATTAACATTCCACGTATTTTTAATCTAGTGCTTATTGAACCGGGCAAGAGTTTTGTGCGTGTTATACAGTCAATTGGTCGTGGCATACGTAAAGCAGAAGACAAAGACCATGTACAGATCTGGGACATAACATCAACATGTAAGTTTGCCAAACGACATCTAACCAAACGCAAACAATTCTACAAGGAAGCCAACTATCCGTTCTCAGTAGAAAAATTAGAGTGGATGAAGATCAAATAAACTTGACTTCTACTACGAAATACTGTAATATACTACTATGCGAATACTAACACTAGACAATCAACACTATGACCTTGACCACTTGCCTGAAGAGGTGGATGACATGAGGTTTGCTATACTAGATAACTCTAATCCAGCAGATCCTGACTATCACTTTATTCCGTTGATCTTTTTAGAGAGCTTTAACAGTCCGGCACTGGTATTACGCATAGGCGATAACACAATCAAGATGCCCATGGACTGGCAAGTGCTAATTGGCGAACCTGAGATTGGTGACTTAGAAGTGTTGCCTCTGACATCAATCAACGATCGTGGGTTCAAGGTATTTCAGTTTAATCCATTGACCAGTTTCCGCCCTAGTTTTCCGGACATTGAAATTTTAGATGTGTATCATGAAGTATCATGGTATGCTCCTAAACTTAAAAATGGTCAAATGCTAGCGGTGCCAATTACTGATGGCGCCGAGCCTGAGTGTGTGTACTTTGTCAAAGACATTAGTCGTAACTGTGAAATTGTGGATTATAACAAGGCCTGGTAAGGAAAAATGGGAAGTCTCAAACCAAGTACAACTTACATTTACGAGCGGGTAGACAATCGAATCTATGCTCGGGAAATGGGTCAAATTAAGCGACAGTTAGTGGGTTGGACTGATAGCGAAAGCATTGCTATGAGAGAATATCGTAGCGAAATAAATCAAGTGCTACAAATGTGTGAACACGATCCGGCCATGCGAGAGTTGTTGGACCAACTATTTGTGTTGTATAATCTAAAGAAAACACATGACTGATAAACTAAGCATTGCTAACGAGATGAAAATGTTTGATCATAAGGTCAGAGATTTCTACGACGAGTTAACAGATGAAGAGCGCAAGAAGTTTGCACCGTTTCTCATGATACGTTGGGGATCAGCAGTAGAAGGCTCAAGAGACTTGCAAGAGTTTTATGTGATTGCTACCAATGAGAGACTGAACAAAAACTTCTTTAACATCAACTCAACACGACATCGCAAACTGCAATGGCTCATGGCCACAACTGTGAGCCCAGGACTAGGTGCAATGAGACACAATTGGATTGCTCCCAAGAAAAAAGAAGCAGGTGTTGGCAGCATAAAAAAACAATTGGCAGAGCTGTTCCCACACTACAAGTCTGACGAGATAGATGTTATGGCAGCAATAACAACCAAAAAAGAACTTGATCAATACATTAGAGCACATGGCCGAGACAACAAGTAAGTTTACATGTGAGTTTTGCAAGAAAGAGTTTGCAAGAGAAAGCTCTATTGCAGTACACATGTGCGAGCCCAAACGACGTCGAATGGAACAAAGTGAGCGCGGTGTACAACTGGGCTTTCAGGCCTATATCAAGTTCTATGAAATGGCACAAGGGTCAGCCAAACTCAAAACGTTTGAGGACTTTTGTGATTCGCCGTACTACCGAGCCTTTGTAAAGTTTGGTCGCTATTGCGTAAACACACGAGCTATCAATCCTGCACAGTTTATGACTTGGTTACTCAAGAACAACAAGAAAATTGATCATTGGTGCAGTGACAAAATCTACACAGAGTACTTGTTGTTTTATCTACGGGTAGAAGCTGTGGCAGATGCTCTAGCCCGTGCAATAGAGTACAGTATTGACTGGAGTGAAAAGACCACACATCCAACACATGACTGTTTGCGTTACGGCAATGGTAATGTACTATGTCATGCAGTTACAACTGGACGTATATCGCCCTGGGTGATTTATAACTCAGCATCTGGTCAAGAGTTTTTGAACAACTTAAACTCATCGCAGATTGCAATGATTTGGCCATACATTGATAGTGACGCCTGGGCCAAGAAGTTTCATGACTACCCAGCAGATCAAGAGTATGCCAAAGAGATTTTAACCCAAGCAGGTTGGTAATGAAAAAGTTGGCAGCAATTGGTGATAGCTTTTCCACAACCAAGTATGGACGTAGCTGGCCGGATCATGTGAGCGACCGCTTACAAAGCAGTTTAGTCCGTGCATGTAGTGCCGGGGCTGGCAATGCATTCTATGTAGAAAAGTGTCATGACATTGTTAAAGATCCTGAAGTGGATTTGGTAATTGTTCAACTTACAGAACCTGCTAGAGTTGTAATCGGACTACAAACCTGGCAGGACATACAAGCAGGCAATCGAGCACATCCAATCCCTGCACCTAGAGATTACTACGATCCCGGTCACAATAACATTTACAAAGACATTGGTTGTTATACCATGAATGTACATGACAACCGACGGTGGTTAGATACACTGACTGGACAAGATTCGGGCGACCTGGATAAGTTTTGGTTACGAGAAGTAGCAGGCACAAGATTTTATGATTACCAAACTATTCACAACATGTTGGCAATCAAAGCACTATGTGACCAATGGAAAAAACCTCTTGTGTTCTTCTCTTGGTTTGTTGACAGCACTGAATTGATATTACCAGGATACGAATGGTTAAAGGATGTTGTTAACATTGTACCCGGATCGGCAGCCGCAGAATGCAATCGTATGATGCTCAAAAAAACTGATTGTGGACACTATGCAACTGCGGAATCACAGCAATTGGTTGACACATGGCTATGGCCACATGTACAATCTATATTAGAGGACATGAGATTATGAGTGCGGACATTGACATTGACTTTGCTGATAGAGAAAGCATACTGAAACTAATACAGTATACTCCTGCACGGCAGATCACACAAGGTCAAGTACGACGTCATAATTCTGGGGTGTATGTTACAGACATTCCCTACGATCCCATAAACAACTGTGCGGCATTGGAATACGAAGAAGCTGAACAGCGTGGGTATTTTAAAATAGACTTTTTGAATATGAGTGTGTATCAATTGATTAAAAATCCTGAGCACTATCAAGAGATGTTAACAGCTACTCCGGCTTGGGATAGACTTTGGCAAGATACCAACTGGTCCAAGCAATTGGTTCACGTGGGCAATTACACAGACTTGTTGAAGAACATGCGCCCAACAACCATACCACAGATGGCAGCATTTATTAGTATTATTAGACCAGGCAAGGCACACTTGCAAAATCAGTCCTGGGCAGATGTATTTGAGAGTGTATGGAACGGGGACGATAGTCAGGGATACACGTTTAAAAAATCACACAGCTTGTCTTATGCAATGTTGGTTGTGTTGCACATGAACTTGCTTAATCAAGACGTCGCACCAGTGTAATTGATTTACGCTTGCTCTTTTTGCGAGATATATCTAGTAAACTACAAGCAGGTCCATGCAAGATTTCTAAATCTTTGTTGACAAAGGTTCTCAAGGTGTAACGGAACGGCTCCCACTCTGTACGCAAAAATATGTTAATGGGGATAGATCTGTTGCTTTCCCACCACCATGTTGTGGCCAGTTCCAAGAACTTCATTTTGTCTTCTTGCAGTGGTATACTACCAAAGTCGTAGATAGTTGTGACTGCATCGTCCCGGTTCTGAACCACCCCTACGTACTCCACGTTTGCATACACGCACAGCGTGATAAACGGATACTTTTCCGTCAATTTGTCAAAGATATTATTACCCATAAATATTGTTCTATGTATTCCACCACCGTTTACTTATATCAGCAAATCACCAGAGTGTTATTGATTGACACCAGCGGTGGCTATTTCACAGCGAGGTACGATCCAGTGTACGCAAAACAATTAACTGTTAACAAAGGCGTTGATAATGTGCTTTTGTTTGAATTTATTAACCAGGAACAAAAACCTGTAAACATTACCGGCAGCACATTTGTGTTCCGTATGATCAGCCAAAATGGCGATGTACTGCTACTCAGCAAACCGATGGAAACTCTCAGTGCCGCACTTGGCAGAGTCAAGGTAGTGCTGACCACAGAAGATACCATTGATTTGGTGGCACAGCCTGCCAGCTACAGCATCCAACGCACTTCGGGCAATTACGTTCAAGCAGTATATACAGATGCCAACTCACAAGCTCGAGCCGACTGTAATATTGTGGATTCAATACTGCCCGAGTTTCAAGATAGTGCCAACTTGACTATTCCCACAATTTATGGACCAAATGCATGGCCACAAAATCCACCAAGTGACTGGCCTGACTGGGCTCTTACGCCGCAGCCATTAAATGCCGCACACGCAACAGAATTTTATTCAAGTCAAATTCCCACACACGGTGCCAGTTTGACCACAATCAAAATGGATCTAACACATTACACCGGCACAATCAAAGCACAGGCAGCCGAGGACTATGAAGCACCTTGGTATGATGTGACAGATTCAACACAGTATTTGGATGCAACAGAAAGCATTTATCTTAATGTACTTGGGTTCCATCCACTACTTCGAGTGGCATTTAACCAAAGCCAAGGGTTTGGAGCCACTGCCACTGCCACAGTGGTTGACGGAATGGTCACGGGTATCACAGTCAACAACACCGGCCAAAACTATGTGGCCGCACCAAATGTGTTAATTGTGGGCAATGGTGCAGGAGCCCGAGCAGTGGCCAGCATAGGATCTGATGGAGGTATTGGACCTATCACAGTAACCGATCCTGGGTCTGGATATTTGCCAATAACGTTTGGCAATCCGGTCTATGCCAGTGTTATCATAAACAATGGTACTATTACCAATTTGATGTATCGTTGATTGATCTTTGTTGATAGATCTGTTATACTATACAGATGCTAGACATTGTCTCCTACTTACCCAACAAACGCAAACAGACTCCATCTGGTTGGATCAGTTTCAATGCAGTTTGTTGCAGTTACAGTGGCAACAACATAGACAAACGACAACGTGGTGGACTTAAAGCCACAGAACAAGGTTGGAGTTATCACTGCTTCAACTGTGGATACACTGCTAGCTTTATCCTTGGCCGCACTGTAAGCTTCAAAGCCCGCAGGCTCTTGAGCTGGATGGGTGTACCCGATGCTGAAATTGATTTCCTCAACCTAGAAAGTCTGCGCCATAGAAGCATCAATGGCATATTAGAAGATCGTCAACGAACTTTTAACACACTGAGTACGATTGAGTTTGAAGAACGTGATTTGCCGCCATATGCTGAACTGTTGACCGAAGAAGGTGACCACAGAAACTATGTGCGCCAACGAGGCGTGCCGGAAGACTTTCCTGTAATGGTACAATTGCAAACAGATGGTGTTCACTGGACACGACCGCATGTGGTAATTCCATTTACCCATAATGATCAGATTGTGGGTTATACATGTAGATTTCTCGACAACAAAACGCCTAAGTACATATCCGACAGCCAACCTAACTATGTGTTTGGCACAGATCTACAAAACCCCGCCTGGGACCATGCGTTAGTAATGGAAGGTATCTTTGATGCACTCAGTATCGGAGGCCTTGCCGTGATGCACAACACCATCAGCGATGGACAGGCTAGACTCATACGCAGTCTAGGAAAACAAATAACAGTAGTGCCAGACCAAGATGTGGCTGGCCTAGAACTAATTGATCGTGCTGTAGAACTAGGATGGGCTGTGAGCATACCCAACTGGCCTGCGCACGTTAAAGATATAAACGATGCTGTGGTAGAGTTGGGTCGACTTGGAACCTTGCTGACTATTATGCAATCAAGAGAAACAAGTAAAATCAAGATAGAAATAAGGAAGAAACAACTTGCTAAAAGAATACGGACTTGATGTCCAACGACTATTTTTAGAGATGATGTTGGAAGATGCGAGCAGTTATGTACGCATTCAAAATATTTACAACCCAGAGAACTTTGACCGGAGCTTGCGCAAAGCCGCAGAGTTTATCAAAGAACACAGTGACAAACACAAGACCATGCCTGATAGGTTGCAGATTTCTGCAACCACAGGAGTTAAACTTGCTCCAGTGCCAGATCTGAACCAAGGTCATTATGATTGGTTCATGGGCGAGTTTGAATCGTTTACCAAGCGCCAAGAACTTGAACGTGCTATTTTAAAGGCAGCAGACTTGTTGGAAAAAGGCGACTTTGATCCTGTTGAAAAACTGATCAAAGATGCTGTACAAATTTCTCTCACCAAAGACATGGGCACAGACTACTTTGCTGATCCTGCTGGACGTATCAACAAATACTTCAACTCAGGTGGGCAAGTATCAACAGGCTGGCCACAAATGGACAGACTATTGTATGGTGGATTCTCAAGAGGAGAACTAAACATCTTTGCAGGCGGATCAGGTTCGGGCAAGAGCTTGGTCATGATGAACATTGCACTGAACTGGCTACAACAAGGATTAAGTGGGGTTTATATCACACTAGAACTTTCAGAAGAGCTCACAAGTTTGCGTACAGATGCTATGTTAACACAAACAAGTACCAAGGACATTCGCAAGGACATTGACACAACCACAATGAAGGTCATGCTGGTGGGCAAAAAGTCTGGACAATATCGTGTAAAAGCATTGCCGGCACAAAGCAACATCAACGATATCCGCAGTTACATTAAAGAAGTGCAGATACAAACAGGAATCCAAGTAGATTTTTTAATGATTGACTATTTGGATTTGTTGATGCCAGTAAGCGCAAAAGTCAGTCCCAATGATTTGTTTGTAAAAGACAAGTATGTGAGTGAGGAATTACGTAATTTGGCCAAAGAGCTGGGAGTGTTAATGGTTACTGCGTCTCAGTTGAATCGTAGTGCAGTAGAAGAAGTTGAATTTGATCACTCGCACATTTCGGGAGGTATCTCTAAGATCAATACAGCTGACAACGTGTTTGGTATCTTCACCAGTCGTTCAATGAAAGAGCGTGGCAAGTATCAGATTCAGTGTATGAAATCGCGTAGTTCAACAGGCGTGGGACAAAAGATTGATTTAGAATACAACATTGAAACCATGCGTATTACAGACGAAGGCGGCGATGAAGGAACCGGCTACAACAAGCCACAAAGCAGTATCATGGACACAATCAAAGCACGTAGCCAAATAACCACTGTTGATACTGAAAGCACTAAATCTACCAAGTGGGAAAAGCCCACAGGCACACATGCCTGGGAATATCAAGCAGGGGGCAAGGAGTTAAAATCAGAAGACACAGAAAAAGTCACAGCTGAAGTGCAAAGTGCAAAACTCAAACAAATGCTGGCAGGTATTAAAAAAGGATGAATAATTGTATAGATGCGTTTAAAAATTTAAATGTAGTTCCGTCTGCTGGTTTAAAATTAGGACCTTGCTGTTTATCCCAAAAAACAGGTGCTGAAAAAATTGATTTTCACAACAACAAATTCTTGCAAACTGTCAGAAATTCATGGCACCAAGGAGAGTGGCCACAGGCTTGCAATAATTGCAAACAAACAGAAGACCAAGGGATGATTAGTCGTAGGCAAGGAAGTAATAATTGGTATCGTGACAACGACATGTACAATACTAACGTGGAACTGGTGCGATTAGATTACTGGACTGGTGATTTGTGCAATTTAGCATGTGCAATATGCGGTCCTGACTCTAGTAGTGTTTGGAAACAAGAATTAAATTACTCTACTGAATCTAAAAAAACTATTGTTAATAATTTTTGGACTTCAATGGATACAAGCCACTTAAGATATGTTCACTTCAATGGCGGAGAACCGTTGCTCAGTAAAGAACACGTGAAATTGTTGCATACACTATCCAATAAAAATCTCATATATGTTAGTTATAACACCAATGGAACAGTTCTTCCTAGCCAGGAATTGATGGATTTATGGAGTCAGTACAAGTTGGTGCAGATAGATTTTAGCATTGATGACATTGGATCAAGATTTGAATACCAACGTTATCCGGCTAAATGGGAACAAGTTGTAGATAATCTGCAGTGGTTCATTGATCATGCGCCGCATAATTGTATGTTTAATGTAAACACCACAGTGAGCATGTTGAATTATCACAATCTTGACAATCTTAATGCCTGGTTACAGAAAAACTTTTCTGTGTCTAGATTTGCAGATCCTATCGAGCACCAGCAACAATTGGCAATTGGGAGACTAGCAACTACCTCGTCAAAAGAGATTGCAATAGAATTTTTAAATGCATGTGATGCACGCCGTGGAACCGATTGGAGAACAACGTTTCCTGAATTGGTTTAAGCAAATACACAACCGTTGTTGCCCACACAATACCACTTGCTGTTAATGTACTGTAGGGTGCAACCGTCCCCAATGGCATCAAATGTAATAGTTCCTGTGCCACTTGCTTTCCATCCTGCATTGGTCACTGTGATTACCATGTCGCCTGAGTCGGCAGCCATCATAAAGGTTTTGATTTGACCATTAGTACCAGCAGCCAGAGTGGCAGTTTCGGCGGCTGACGTACTAAAATAACTGGCAGTAGTTGCCAAACTTGCAGCCGCTGATGCAGCCAAGTCTTCACTACTGGCCAACAACAATGGATTTGTGTACAAACACAAAGGACGATTTAGATCAAACATGGTAACAGTTGTACCACCGCTGTTGGTCTGGAATGCAAACTCATAGGTGCCAGTGGCAGCAAATGTGATGGTATTGCCAGTCATGCCTTGAACACCTGTGGTGCCATACAGTGTGGTCATGCCAGAGAATGTGACAGTTCTTCCGGGAGCATCTGTTACCAGTTGTAGTTTAATATATCCAAACGCTGGAGCAGTTGGAAAATTGCCAATGCTGACATTGATATTGCCTGTGGTTGAAATAGTTTGATAATGTCCTGCACTGTAATCCACCACAATACTTCCTGCTGTGGCAGTGATTGCAACTGATGTGGCCGAAAAGTCTTGAATTTTTGCCGCATAAATCAGCGCATCATTCATGTTGTTGTCCAATGTGGTACCAGTCAGTGCGGCCTTTAAAACAGCTTTGCTCTGAAGATCGTTTATTTCGTTCTCAGCGGCTTGAAAATTTGTTTGAATTGCTGTAAAATTGTCACGAAAGCCTTGGGTGTTGTTGGGCTGTCCGGCCACAGGATACGAAGCATCTATATTGTTTGGGTTGATCTGACTAGTCATTTGTGTTCCTTTGCTTTGTAAGCAGTAATAGATATTTATTAGAATTCTGCACCCACTAAATAATCCAAATGAACAATACTAATACCGTTTGCCTAGAGCCATTTAAAAATCTCAGCATCGAATTCCGTAACAATAAACCTGCTATTTCCCCTTGTTGCATATATCCAATATTCCAGGCAGAAACAGTAGATTTTGTGAACAACACTGAATTGATCAAAATTCGGCAACAGTGGATCGATGGAACTCCACCAGTTGGGTGTAAATCATGTACTGAAATGGAAAGCCAGGGGTTCCCCAGTCGCAAGCAAATTGCTGACGATAGTTGGGCAGCCCACAATCCTCCACTCCGGCCTGGCGATGTTCCCACGGTTGAACTAACAAATATGGATTACTGGGTTGGTGACATCTGCAATTTAGCCTGTATCATGTGCGGACCTTCTAACAGTAGTTTGTGGAAACAGGAGCTTGGATTTATTAAAGACATGAAAAAATCTATAATAAATGATTCATGGAAAAACTTAGATTTAAGTCATATAAAAAATATTCATTTTTGGGGCGGCGAACCGTTTCTCAGTAAAGAACACGTGGAATTTCTACAAGCACTACCAAACAAATCTAAGGTCAAGTTGTATTATACTACCAATGGCACAATACAGCCCAGTTCAGAACTACTAGAGGTCTGGGCTGAATGCGAATGGATTGATGTATTTTGTAGCCTAGACGACATTGGCGAAAGATTTGAATACATAAGATATCCAGCAGACTGGACTCAGACAATAGAAAACTTTCGTTGGATGATTGACAATTGTGGGAAAAACACAGCATTTGGCATCAATACCACAGTTAATATTTTAAGCCAATGCTATGTTGACGAAATTACAAACTGGTTTGCAACAAATTTTAAACATGATAAACTGGGTCGACCGATACCACATGATCTAAATCCAACAATAGGTCCAATGTCTGTCACCAGTGGCCATGATATTGTTATCAAGCATCTTGACAGGATAGATCAACGTCGCGGAACCGACTGGCGCAAAATATTCCCCAAGGCAGCAGAACAAATTGTTCCGTCAATAAGTACTAAATAATACAAAGGCCCTGTAGTAATGCAAAAAAAGACACGTAGTTTGTTAGAAGAACTGGACTCAATGTATGTTGAGCGTGATCGTCGCCTGATAATTGAAAGCAGAGCTGACAATATCATTGCCAGTGCTATCCGTCTAGTAGAACAAATTGAAAAAGAGTTTGGTGCTGAACAGGCAGAAAATCTCACAAGAAAATTGCTCAATGCCATAAGAACAAAGGATGCTGGAAAGTTTTCTAGATCCGTTAGGAAAACCAATGCAGATTCATGAAATAACACGTCGCCGCATAAACGAAGCTGGTATAATGGGACAAATTGGCAGCAACATTGCTACAGGGCTAGCTAATAAATTGTTACCAGGATCTGTTCCTGCAGACCAATTTGTAGGTTCGCCAACATCTGCAAATCAACGCCAGGCAGCAGCCGGTCAGATGAATCGATCATTGTTGGCTCCATTGGCCAAACAAATGCAACAACGTTGGGCTCAAGCGGTACAACAACTGGTGAGCACTTCAAAGTCAGTGGCTGATCCCAAGATACCCGCCACAGGCGCAGACCAGCTGGCACCTGCAGAACTCACACAAGAATTTGAAAAATTTCTAAACAGCCTGTTTGCTCCTAACATTGACATTGCTGGCCTTGCGGCCTTGAGTGACAACAATGATGCACGTATGTTATCACAGCAGTTGCCAGTGCAAATTCAGTCTGCAATTGACGTGACCATGGATCCCAAAACCAATGCTGGCAAAGCCAATAAAACCTGGATGGATTTGGCAACGTCAGTACAACGTGCCAAAAGCATAGCACAGTTCAGTGGCGCTCGACGAACAGCCTCCAGCAGAGTAAATCCACAGGCCCAGAAAGTGGCTGATGAATTGGACCTAGATGCAAATCAAGTTGCACAAATGCAACAAATGGCAAGAGATCCAGCGAGCCTGGCAGCGTTACAACAATTAATTGGTATGAAGAAATAAATCATGTATCTCAAAGAAGGCGGAAACGTATTTAAAGACAAGCAAGGTCAGCCACTGACGCAACGCATCAATCAAGCGGATGTGCCTGCCACCATTGCTTATATTGAAAACATTCTGGGAATTGACTTTCCACCCGAACGCTGGCTAGGATCCACTGGCCGCAAACCCACATCTGGTGACCTAGATCTTGGGGTGGACCTAAACGAAATTGATAAAGATCAATTGGCCACAGCACTGCAACAGATTGTGACCAGCCAAGGATTAGATCCACGTGAATGGGTTGTTAAAAAGGGCGAAGTACACTTTCGTACTCCCATTGCCGGAGACCCCAACAAAGGTTATGTGCAAACAGACTTTATGTTTTTCCCCAACTTGGACTGGGGCACGTTCTATTATGGTGGCGCAGAAGGTTCAGCATTCAAGGGTATGAACCGTAATGTACTGATGTCCAGCATGGCCAAAGCCCTGGGGTTCAAAGTAGGTGCCAATGGCATGTTCAGTAGATCAACAGAAGAACTAGTGCCAGGCGGAATGGATCCTAACCATGTGGCTCGGGTGCTGTTAGGTCCCGCATTCACAAAAGAAAATTTAAAGAATGTGGAAAGCATCTACGCCGCATTAAGCAATGACCCCAATAAAGATGCCAAGCTAAAAGACTTCCGTGATTATCTCACACGTGAAGGATTAAAAGAGCCACAACTGTCGGTGTCAGAAGACGACGTGAGTTTCTTGGGACGCTTGCGTGATCGTATTGTCAATCGTGGGTATGTTGCTTTAGTTGAAGCAGAAGAGCCTGGTGTGGGTGGCCGAGCCAAAGGTATTGAGCACTTGGAAGATCTTGTGTTCCGTCGTGGCACACAAGGCATAATTGATGCATTAGAAATTGTTCAACACGCTACAGAGAATCCACGTACAACTACAGCCAAGTGGGATGGCAAGCCTGCTGTGATCTGGGGCCGCAAACCCGCCACAGGTGAGTTTGTGTTAACTGACGGATCAGGCTTTGAAGCCAAGGGCTATGACGGCCTTGCTACAAGTCCCCAAATGATGGCTGCTATTCAACGCACACGTTCGGGTAGTCGTGACGAATTAATTAATTTGTACGCACAGCTATTCCCTGTGCTAGAAGCCACATTGCCCGCTAACTTTCGTGGCTACGTCAAAGGTGATTTGTTGTACATGTCAACACCCCCGGAGATTGCAGGCAACTATGTTTTCCGTCCCAACACTGTTGAGTACAAAATTCCAGCCCGAAGTAACTTAGGACAACGCATTGGCAATAGTGATATTGGTATTGCAGTACATAGCATGTACTCAGATGTAGGAGATGCAAGACAGCCACTCAGCGGCGTAAAGTTCAATGAAGTGCCTGGATTGATGCTAGAGCGTCCTGCAACTCCTAAATCATTGGCTACCGAGCCCGCCAAGGTAAAACAACTCAAACAGTTGATTCGCACAGATGGAACTGCCATTGCCACATTGTTTAATCCTGCAGAACTGCGGGCACACAAGATCACTGACCTTGCCAAACTGTGCGTGGATTATATCAACACCAAGGTTGGTTCTCCGCTGAACCCTGCTACACTGTTGCCCGAGTTTGGCGAATGGTTACAAAGCAAAGTAACACCCAGCAAGTTCCGCAACATTGTGGAATACTTGGAAAGCCCTAGTAGTAATACCCCTGCCCTGGCCGCTGCCTTTACTGCGTTTATACTGTTGCATGATCTAAAAATGGATATCCTAAAGCAAGCAGACCTAGAGCACCCTGGACAAGAAGGCTGGGTAATGGCCACGCCTGCAGGTTATGCAAAAGCTGTGAATCGTTTTGATCCCAATGCTTTTGCCGCTCAAAACCGACAGAGAAATAACTCTCAACCCACATGATTTTTCCAAATTGACTAAATAAAAGCAGACCCGTAATGGGTCACAAACTTAAAGGAAATTTATCATGGCATATATTACACCCGTAAATGGCGATTCCCAACCGGTATTCGCAATCGACGTACAAAACGGCCCAGTAAGCCCATCAGCTTCTACAGCCGCTACACCAGTTAACCTAGCTGGTCCTAAGTTAGACTTCTTCCGTGCTGTTGCTAACACTACTGTTGTTTCACAACAAGGTGTTCAAGAGTACGTTGGAAACGTTATTCAAGCTATTCAACAAACTGCTACAATCGCAATGTATCAAGTTGACGGTACAGTATTGAGTTTCGCTACTTACCCAACAGGTGCGTTTGCAAATGCTTCTACTAACACCAGCGCCGCTGTGTTCTTGGCAGCTGCCAACATCACTTACACTGGCTATCAGTTGGACAGTGCAACCAGCGTTGGCTTCAAGCTATCGACCTAATCAATAATTGATTAAACAAAAACCCAGGTTAGAAATATCCTGGGTTTTTTGTTGGCCGTTAAATACTGGTATAATGCGAATACTCTGTAGAACTCTGTTTGATTGCTCGGCCACCGGCATCACTGGTCATTTTAGACCCAGCCAAATACCTTTTACGGATGGCGCTGGCAACACAATTAAAAATCAACACGACTGGACATTTGCCAGGAATCAACAGCGCAATTGGGAAACATTGAATCAACTAATTAGTCTGCGTACACAGCCATTGAATGTTATACCTAACGGCAATGATTCAGGAACTTGGCAATTTGAATTTGAAGTTGAGCACGGAGAAGTATACAGTACTACTGGACACGCAGGAGACTTAACTGGATTAGTAAATGAATGTGCAGGTGTGCCTATGCTCACAGGATTAACTGAAAAGCTCACCGAGCAAGCAGTGTTAGTAACAGCTGGACCAGATCAGAACATTTGGTTTGAACCCATAAATAAATGATGGGAGCCCATAATGGACACAACTGATATTGAGAAAAAGAGTCTAGAAGCACATGTTGAATTGTGTGCCGAGCGATATAAAATGCTTGAACTTAAATTAGAGACTCTTGAGTCCAATGTAGAAAGCCTTAAAGGCACCATTGACGAAGTGCATAATATAGTGCAGGAAATGGCTGCTAAACGTAACGATCAGTTGGTCACATGGGGATCGGGGATCATTGGCATGCTGTTGGCCACTGTTGGATGGCTAGTCACAACGTATGTATTTAAATGAACAAACAAAACAAGCTAGAAGCCTTTGCCGCAAAAGAACTACTCAATCTAACTGACAAGTTGATTGTGAGTGATGGGCGAGGTGGCATACTGGCTTTTGGAAAATACAATATTATACCCACAGACTACAAGTTTATAGTTAATGTTAAAAATCAAGATCCTATAACATTTGGTAGCAAGCGCAGTGCAATCAGCTGGTGTATTGCAGATCAACACAATCAACTCACACTAGCACGAATAATACGCACACTAGATACCAAAAAACATAGTCTAGCGGCGGATATACACTGCCGTCAAACACTTGCAACACGTAGCAAGCACGAAGATTTTTACGAAGGTGTTTCCATCAAACTTCAACGCAAGATTGATCACATGGAAGCAGTTGATGCCGAATTAGAGAAATGTTTAATTTCGGCTAAATATATGCAAATTAGAGGATTCTCAAATGAAACTGCAAGAACTGGCCGCCCCGTCGCCAACAAAACAAATCGCTAAAGTTTTCGAAAGTTACTTTGGCTCTAACATTGAGTTTGACCGTTTAACACCGCGACAGACTCAACACCTGTTGCACCGTGTGCAAGGTCTGCTACATGAGCATCGTTCAGGGTCTGCTAGATATCAAAGCCAACAGAATCCTGGTTACCTTAAACTGGTAATGATGGAACAGGCATTGACCACACGCATGGCTGAAGAAGCTATTCCTGTTGCTCCTGCCGCTGGTGTAGGCGCTACTCCAGGTGCTAAACCTGCACAACCAAATACTGTGCAAGTAAAAGATCCTAAGTTGGCTGCAGCCTTGAAAAAGAGCACTAGTGGTCAAGCATTGAATCCTGAAGAGCAAAAGCTAGTGGCCGGCGCTGCCATGATGCAGGCCGAAAGCCGACTGCGTCGTGTGATGACTCGTTTGAACGAATCTGAAGTACAACAAGCTCAAGTTGTTTTGGCCGCACAAGACATGGTTGATAAAATGCAAGGCATGCTAGAAGATGTAACTGAGTTGCAGTTCAAAGAGTTGCCAGCCTTAGTTGACTCTATTAAGAACCAAGTGGGCATGGATCAAGCCACAAGATTCAACTCAGATGCCACAGCCGCTCTTGCTGGTCTGGTACAAAATCTACAAGGTGCCAAAGCTGCCTTGGATCAAGCTCTGGGCGTGGTAACAGGCCAAGCACCTGCACCAGACGCTGGCATGGCCACTGCCCCTGGCGTGGTAGATGTGCAAGCTGACATGGCTGCTCCTGCTCCCGAAATGGGTGGAGAAATGCCGGTAGAACCAGAAGCAGCCGCAGGCGGCGCTGGACTGGGCCGAGCACGTAGATAATGCGATTCCGTGAATTCATAACGGAATCCTCAACGCCAAGTCCCGATGAACTATTGGGGCTGGTCAATTTTCTTGCCGGACGTGCAGAAGACGAAGGCGCCCAAAAACAAATTTCTCGAGGTGCATTTATTAGTCTTGCACAAAGTCTGAATATCAATGTCACCGAAGACAATATTGAAGAAATTGTTGGACAACCTCCACTGAGTTCGGTGTTAGAACCTATGACCCCAGAATCACAAGAAATCATATTCAAAGGTGCCGGAGAACCAGAAGCTCCTGCCACAATGCCCGTTAACAAAGCACAAGACATAGTTGCCAATGCCGCTAAATCGGCAATGAACAAATCCCGCGGCGTTTAATCAAAACTGTCAACATTTGGTTGACTGCAGGCGTTATATATAGTATAATAACTCAAAGGAGATCACAATGAAAAAGATCTTAATTTCACTAGCATTGTTGATGGTCACTGTGCCTGTGCTGGCACAGCACTGGAATCATGGCCACAGACACCACGGTCATGCTAGGCACTATGGTCAGGGCAACTGGGTTGTTCCTATCATTATTGGCGGTGTAGTGGGCGCGGCAATTGCTAATCGTCCTGTGCAAGCAGAAACTGTGTTTGTTCAGAGACAACCAGTAATTGTGCAACTGCAAGAATCATGCACCCCTTGGAAAGAAATCCAAACACCGGATGGTCAAACATACCGAGAAAGAACTTGTACACAATAATATGGCATACTCAGAAAAAGTTGTAGATCACTATGAAAACCCCAGGAACGTCGGATCTTTTGACAAGAGCGATACTGATATTGGTACTGGTATGGTTGGCGCACCTGCTTGCGGAGATGTAATGAAATTGCAGATCAAAGTGGTAGATGGAATAATTACAGATGCAAAATTTAAAACATATGGTTGCGGGTCAGCCATTGCATCAAGTTCCTTGATCACTGAAATGGTCAAAGGTATGACATTAGATAATGCTTCACAGATCAAAAATTCTGAAATTGCTGAAGAACTAGCCCTGCCTCCTGTAAAAATACACTGTAGTATTCTTGCCGAGGATGCTATCAAGGCCGCAGTTGATGACTACAGAAAGAAACATGACCAAACGCATCTTAATTGATAAACTGGAATTTTATGTTACAAACGTTTGTAACTTGACCTGCACTGGCTGTAATCGCTACAACAATTATAAATTCTCTGGATGGCAAAGTTGGGACGAATACGGTCCTATACTAGAACGCTGGGCAGAGAAAATTGACATCCGTCATCCTGTTATACTTGGCGGCGAGCCCTTGCTCAATCCAGAAATCAACAAGTGGGTTGAGGGATTAAAACGCCTGTGGCCAGATCATTCAGGTGTGCAAATACAAAGCAACGGCACACGCATTGACCAGGTCAAGGGCTTGTATGAAGCACTGGGCAACGGTCAAGGGCACTGGATCGGCATCAGTATACACAATCCAGACGATAAAGAAGAAATCTTTTCACGCATTAGAAACTTTCTAACCGCACCTATTGTGGAAACCAGTGATCCTACACATCCCATTGGTTCAGACTTTCAGTTCACCGATGTAAACAAAAACTATGTGCATGCCTGGATGAGTAACAAATTTGTGCAAAGCAACATATTAGAATTGCCCAATGGCCGATTCGGACTGTACAACAGTGATCCTGTCAAGGCACATGACAACTGTGCGTTTGCTCGCTTTAAGAACTATCACATGATTCGTGGCAAGATCTACAAGTGTGGTCCGGCTGCCTTGATGCCTGAATTTGATGATCAGTATCAATTTGATATTTCAGACGAAGACCGCTTGTTAATGAGAGGTTACCGGCCACTGACCATTGACGAGTTTGACACCCGTGGTGCTGAGTTCTTGGGCAATATTGACAACATGATTGATCAATGTAAGTTTTGCCCTGAATCCTATGACTACAAGCCTATTACTTTTACCAACTTGAAAAAGAACTGGAAGAAAGACGATGTTGCAGTATGATCACAGTAACAGATATAGCAGCCAATAAGATACTAAAGAGCATTGCCAAACGTGGCAAAGGTCAGGGTATTCAAGTGGGTGTTAGAACCACAGGTTGTTCAGGCTTGGCCTATGTGCTAGAATATGTAGACAATCCCAACTTGCATTGTGTTAGACACTACGATAGCAATGGAATTAGGATATTTGTAGATCCCAAGAACATACCCTATCTTGACGGCATGATTATTGATTTCAAACGCAACGGACTCAATGAAGGATTTGAATTTATCAACAAGAACGAACGTGACCGCTGTGGATGTGGAGAAAGTTTCAGAGTTTAAATGATTGAAAACAAAATACAGTGGATTAAGGATCGTCCCCATCTGTGTGTAAGCCCTTACAACAATTATGATTATAGAATTCAACAAGAAAAACTAAAAATAACAGTATGTTGTAATCTAGACACTTCGTACACTGATCTAGAACTAGATAATGAATTCATAAACAGTTTACAAACAGACATTGAAAACAAAAAGTTGCCAGCAGCCTGTCATCTGTGTGGCACAATTGAAAAAAATGGTGCTCAAAGTGAACGAATCAAATATCTAATAGACTTCTCACCTGAACAATTGAACAAGTTTGAACAGGATAAAAAACCAGCCGATCTTCAGGTTGGCATGAAATTTTCTAATCGTTGTAATTTGGCCTGCAGAAGTTGCAACAGCTTTGACAGTAGTTATTGGTCAGAAAAAATGCGTGTGCCATCTGAGCCTGGTTTGGATGTAGATATCTCGGACAATGCCATGTATTGGCAGCAAATGACTGCCATGATCGTTGACAAACACAGCCAAACTGATAATTTTATTCTTCACCCCATTGGTGGAGAAACCATGTTACAAGCTGGATTTATTAAATTGCTAGACTGGATGATTGATCAAGATCTGGCTGCCACAACGTCCATTAGAATTACCACAAGCCTAGTAATCAATCTTGAAGAGTTGCGTAATAAATTGTTGCAGTTTAGAAATATATTTTTCTTGGCCAGTATTGACAGCATAAACGAAAACTATCATTATGTTCGTTGGCCTGCAAAATTCGGCAAGGTACAATCAAGCCTAGATGAATTTTTGTATGTTAGAAAAAACTATCCCGGCAAATACGATTTATTGATAACACCAGTATTCAGTCTTAACAATATATTTTACATTGTAGAATGGTTAGATTATTGGTACAACTGGTGTAACGAAAACAACATAGAAATTTGGTTGCAAACCACACACATAAATCGGCCATTGGCATTGATGGTAGAATCACTGCCACAGGAGTATAGACCACAACTGATTTCAATTTTACAAACAGCAGTGGCACATCCTTTCTTTACAAAATATACCACAACCAAAGTACAACATGAATACTTCAAAAGCATGTTATTGCTGTTGCAGTCAGACCAAGTGACTCCGAGATCAATATTTGATGACTACTTGAAATTCAGCGCCGATTACGACAAACGAACCGGTACAAACAGTTTTGTTTTAAATTCAAAACTGTATGGACTACTGTCTCATAACGATCAGCAAACCTATCACACTCACTTTAACAATACCAACATTACCTTACCAGTGTATGATATTTCCACTGGCCTCAGCGATCTAAACTAAATGTACAACCCAAAATTTGATTACAAACCTATTCCTCGTGTGGTACTAGAGGGCAAACGATTCTATGCCACACCGGATGGCAATAACTTACCCAGTGTAACAACCATACTTGACAAAACCAAAAGTCAGGACAAGATAGAAGCATTAAATCGCTGGCGCAAGAGTGTGGGCGTAGAAAAAGCACAACAGATCACAACAGAAGCTGCCAATCGTGGCACACGCATGCACACGTATCTTGAACAGTATGTGCGTGATGGTGCAATCAAAGACCCTGGATCAAATCCCTACACCTGGCCCAGTCATGCCATGGCCAAAGTTGTTGTGGACAAGGGACTACGAAATGTGTCAGAGTTCTGGGGAATTGAAGTTCCGCTGTACTTTCCCAGTATCTATGCAGGCACAACAGATGGCGCTGGCATACATTTGAACGAAGAATCAATTCTGGACTACAAACAAACCAACAAGCCCAAAAAGCGTGAATGGATTGAAGACTATTTTGTACAGTTATGCGCCTATGCCGAAGCACATAATGAATTGCACGGCACTCGAATACGCAAGGGCGTTATTTTAATGTGTGTGAAACCTGATCTTGATGATCAGTTCAACATCATTAAACCCCCAGAATATCAAGAGTTTGTGCTAGAGGGCGCAGAATTTGACAAATATAGAGATTTGTGGTGGCGCAAGGTTGAACAGTATTATCTGCTAAATACGTGATCAATTGAGGAATCATCGTGGCCATTTTACAAATATCTAGAATTACCCAACGCAAAGGTCTTGCACAGGATCTACCACAACCACTGGCTGGCGCTGAACTTGGCTGGGCCATTGATGAACGCAAATTATACATTGGCAATGGTGAGCTTGCCGAAGGCGCCCCAGTTGTTGGCAACACCGAAGTACTAACAGAGTTTTCGGACCTGCTGAGTTATGTCACTGCTTATACCTATCAAGGAGATGCGGCTGGATACACAGTACAAACAGGAGCTACATCAGGCAACCCAGTAACACAAAGCATTCAAGCTCGATTAGACAGCTATGCTATTGTTACAGATTTTGGGGCAACAGGCGACGGAGTAACCGACGACACTGCCGCTATTAATCGTGCATTGTATCAGATATATTGCCGCCAGACCAACACACAAATTCGTAGAAGTTTGTTTTTCCCTGCAGGTACGTATCTAGTAACTGGCACTATTCTTGTGCCACCATTTGCGCAATTGTACGGCGAAGGCTCAGACTCTAGCATTATCAGTTTCCAGGTCAACGACTGGGTGACATTGACACCATATGCGTCGGGTGTAATGGTTTATTACACAGTTAATGGCAACTATTATCGATCTAAGTCAGTAGTACCAGCTGAAGATCCTACCAGTCCAGGAAGTCCTATTGCCCCAACAAACACCACCTATTGGGAACAACAAGACTTGCCAGAGTATGTGATACAAACAGCAGACAGTTTACAGCAAACCGGAGCAAGCATTGGTACCAATGGTGCTCTCCCGCCACAAAATATTGAAATGATTAACATGGCAGTAAAAACTGCCAATCAAGGCAACGGAACCACAGTGCTACACAATGTGTGTTTGGTTGACCGCAGCAGTCAAGTGAGTTTTGAGCAGGTGAATTTTCAAGGACCGTTTACCACGGCTGATGGCAACACAGAACTAGACGCATTGGCGTGTGTGCATTTTAACAGCAGTCCAAGTTTGCCGTGTGTACAAGTTAATTTTACTGGATGTAAATTTAGTGGAGCAACCTATGGTATCATGACTGCCAATGTGATCAAGGGTTGTACAATTAGCAATGGATACTTTGACACATTGTTCCAGGGCATTATGTTGGACACCGAACCAACAGGAGTGAGAATTGTAGAAAACATTTTTGACAATATCTATCACGAAGGCATTGTGATCACAGGTGCCACACTAAATGCATCTGCATACAACATTTTCTATGATGTTGGCAACATATTCTTAGGTATTGTAACACGGCCAATAATTGACATAGATGCTGACAACAATATCAGTGTTGGTGATCTATTTGAACGCACAACTGCTGATTCAGTCAGTCATCCTCGCATTGCATTAAACAACACCGGATCTGTTGTGCTGGGCATGAACATTCGTGGCATCAGCTATATTATTGACGGCACAGCCAATGACACCATTGCTAATCAAATGCAACTGGGTGAGTACACTCGTACCACCGGCGTAGCAGATGTGTTAACAGATGCCACAACAGAAGACTTGTTTGTGGTCAACACAGGACTGAGTGATCCCATTGTGGCATTCAACGTTGACTATACTATCACAAGAAGCGCCAGCTATCGAAGTGGTACAATGAGTATTATATCTGGTACTGGATTCACTTATTCAGATGATTATGCAGAAAATTCTTCAACTGGAATCACACTATCTGCCGCTGCCGCAGGCGGCAATGTAACTGTATCTTACACATCATCCAGCACCGGTGATGATGGTACAATTAAATATTCAATCACACACCTATCTTAATGTGGCCCAAAACATTTGGCGAGAGACTCGCCTCCTGGTCAGAACTTCGTCGCCGCTGTGAAATCGGAGATGTTGATGTTGTGGTAAAAGACATCAACACATGGTGGTTCAACACCCCTTGGCAACCTTACCATTTGCACTGGGATGATCGAGCAAATTGGCCAGATCCTTGGCAACTACTTGAAGATAACACTTACTGTTCTCTTGCTCGCGGCCTGGGAATCATGTATACTATAGCTATAGTTGATAGACCAGATCTGCAAGACGCGGTGCTTGTAGAGGCAGATAGCGACAATTTAGTCCTGACAACTCAAGAGAAATATATATTGAATTGGGACCGAGACACTGTCGTAAATATCAACCAGAGTCCCAAAAAGACACGACATCAGATAACACAAAACCAAATAAAACTACAAATAAAGTAGGAGTAGAATGAAAATAATAACAGTTGTAAAACGCTCAGGGCAGCGGGAGCCTTTGGCATTGGAAAAGTGGCAGACACAAATTGCCAAAATCTGTGCAGGCACAGCAGACGTAAGTCAGAGCATGGTAGAGATTAAAGCACAGTTGCATTTTTACGATGGAATTACCACCAAAGAAATTGACGAAATCACACTAAGAGCCATAGTAGACCTCATTGATGTGGAATCAAATCCTGATGTAGGGCACACCAACTATCAGTTTGTTGCAGGCAAACAAAGACTCAGTATGTTACGCAAAGATGTGTACGGAAGTTATACTCCACCGCACCTGTATGAAATAGTAAAAATCAATGTGGCCACTGGATTATACACTCCTGAATTGTTAGAGTGGTATTCGGAAGAAGATTGGAATCGCATGAACGACATGCTGGATCACTCCAAGGACGAAACATATTCATATGCGGCAATTGAACAATTAATAGAGAAGTACTTGGTCAAGAACCGTAGTACTAAACAAATATATGAAACTCCACAAATTAGATACATGGTCGCGGCCGCTACTGTATTTCACGCAGAAGAACCGAACTCAGCGAGAATGCGCTACATCAAAGAGTATTACCAAGCAGCCAGTGATGGACTCTTCACTCTTGCAACTCCAGTCCTTGCCGGCTTGGGAACGCCTACTAAACAGTTTAGTAGTTGTGTTCTTATTCGCTCGGATGATGATCTGGACAGTATTTTCGCGTCCGGGGAAATGATGGCCAAGTATGCCAGCAAACGTGCAGGCATTGGTTTAGAGATTGGACGATTGCGTCCGTTGGGTAGTCCCATCCGTGGTGGTGAGATTATGCACACAGGTATGATACCTTTCCTGAAAAAATGGTTCGGTGATTTACGATCATGTTCACAGGGAGGTATTCGTAATGCAAGTGCTACTGTTTTTTATCCTATTTGGCATCATCAGTTTGATGATCTTATTGTACTTAAGAACAACCAAGGAACAGAAGAAACCCGAGTGCGTCATATGGATTATGGGGTTGTGCTTAGTGCTTTCTTCTGGAGACGATTTAAAAACAAAGAACAAATAACATTCTTTGATCCAAATGAAGTTCCAGATTTATATGAGGCTTTCTACTCAAACACAGAACGGTTTGAACAGCTCTATTGCGAATACGAAAAGCGTACTGATTTAAGAACAAAGACCATGAGCGCCGAAGAAGTATTTAAGTCGGGCATCTTAAAAGAACGCACAGATACAGGACGTATCTATCTTGTGTTTGTTGACAATGTTATGAATCAAGGACCATTTGATCCTGAGTATCATACAATTTACCAGAGTAATCTTTGCTGTGAAATTCTTTTACCTACTAAATCCTTTAAACGTCTGGATGACGAGTCTGGTCGTATTGCACTTTGCACACTGGGCTCAATCAATTGGGGTGCGTTCCGTAACCCAGAAGACATGCGCCGTGCTTGCCGCATACTGCATCGTAGCCTCAATAACATTCTTGACTATCAAGATTTTCTTTCCATCCAGTCTAAACTCTCCAACGACGAAATTAGACCACTGGGAATCGGAGTCACCAACCTTGCCTACTGGCACGCCAAGCGAAGCCTCCAGTACGGAGAGCGAGACTCCCTGGCTGAAGTCAAGACGTGGATGGAACACCAAGCCTACTACCTAACAGAAGCGTCAGTTGAGCTGGCCAAGGAACGTGGCCGTTGCAAAGACTCTGATAAAACACGTTATGGCAAAGGCGTCTTTCCCTGGGAACTACGGGCCAAGGGTGTTAACGAACTTACAGACTTTACTCCTGAACTGAATTGGGAAGGCCTACGTGCAGAGATGCGCAGTTATGGTGTGCGCAATGCCACACAAATGGCCATTGCTCCTGTGGAGAGTAGCTCTGTAGTAATCAACTCAACCAATGGTATTGAAATGCCCATGAGTCTCATTTCTGTAAAAGAATCCAAGGCAGGCTCACTAACACAGGTGGTGCCTGAATATCACAAGTTGAAAAACAAGTATCAACAGATGTGGGCACAGAAAGACTGTGACGGATACTTAAAGACAGCGGCTGTGTTAGCAGCCTACATTGATCAGTCCATTAGCACAAACACATTCTACAACCCTGCACACTTTGCTGACCGTAAAGTCCCCACAACCCTGATTGCCAAGAACTTGATGCAGGCACACTACTGGGGATTGAAAACATTCTACTACAGTCTAATCAACAAAGCAGGATCAAAACAAAAAGCCGACGAGGCCGCTCCACTGGAGGAGATTGACTTTGATCTTGAGGAAGACTGCGAAAGCTGTAAACTGTGAACAGTCTAGAAAAGATATGGGCACGAGCCACTGGGCACTTGATGGGCGAATCAGATCATGATCGCCCTGATGTGCCTATACTGACTCTTCAGGAAGCTCGAATAGCCTTGTTCTTCAAAACGTTTTGGGTTATAATACATGTTATAACTTGTGGCTTTATTATAGCCAACACAATCAGACACTGGTAATTAAAATGAGTAAACAACAATACAATTTAAAAACAAAAACAGACTATCTCAATCGCAAGATGTTCCTAGATCCTGCAGGTCCTGTAACTATTCAACGCTTTGAAGAAGTCAAGTACAACAAGATTGCCAAATATGAGCAAGAGGCACGTGGGTTTTTCTGGATACCTGAAGAGATCTCGTTGACCAAGGACTCACAAGACTTTAAAGATGCGTCAGACACTGTCAAACACATCTTTACATCAAACCTACTGCGTCAAACAGCACTGGATAGTTTACAAGGTCGTGGCCCAAGTCAAATCTTTACACCTGTGGTGAGTTTGCCCGAACTAGAAGCCTTGGTTTACAACTGGACATTTTTTGAAACCAACATCCATAGCCGCAGTTACAGTCACATCATTCGCAACATCTACAACGTGCCCAAGGATGTGTTCAACACCATTCACGACACCAAAGAAATTGTAGACATGGCATCAAGTGTGGGCAACTACTACGAAGAACTGCACATGGTCAACTGTCGCAAACAGCTAGGTGAAGCAGTTACAGAAAAAGAACATGTCCGAGCAATTTACATGGCATTACATGCCAGCTACGCTCTTGAAGCATTCCGCTTTATGGTATCATTTGCCACAAGCCTGGCCATGGTAGAAAACAAGATCTTTATTGGCAACGGCAATATCATTCAACTAATCTTGCAGGACGAAATCTTGCACAAGGAGTGGACTGCGTTCTTGATCAATCAAGTTGTGAAAGAGGATCCTCGCTTTGCTGCCGTCAAAGCAGAATGCGAACGTGAAGTATACCAACTGTACCTAGATGTGATTCGTGAAGAAAAAGAATGGGCTGACTACTTGTTCAAGTTTGGTCCTGTAATTGGACTCAACGCCAACATCTTGAGAGACTTTGTGGACTTCACTGCCAAGAACGCACTGAACGAAATTGGTATCAAGTACATGGAACCCGCACCTAAATCAACACCTATTCCTTGGTTCAACAAACATGTTGACACCAGCAAGAAACAAA